ATCAACTTGCCGAGGCGGTGTTAAAAATGCCGGATGCACCCCCTAAAGTGCGACAACTGGCGGAGAAGTTATTGAGGCCGTTGAAAGAGGCGGCATAGACAGGTGACTAACATTAAGCGCCATGGGGATCCCGTGGCGTTTTGTTAATTATTTGTGACATCCGATAGACTAAGGCTATGCACTCTCGTTAGAGAGATGGACATTGACGTAAAGCGCTTATCAGATGAACTTCTCGAAATCCGGATGCGCTACACCGGGGAGGAGACCCAGCACTTTTTGTTAGCCTCAGACATTCACCTGGATAACCCAAAGTGCGATCGCAAGCTATTCTTCTCTCACCTCGATAAAATGAAGGCTCTCGGTGGTAGAGCCTTATTTTTTGGCGACGTGCTATGCCTGATGCAGGGCAAACGCGACAAACGCGGCAGCAAGTCCAGCATCCGCCCCGAGCACCAGGGGGCCAATTATTTTGACTTGGTATTCAAAGAGTCTGCCGATATTCTTGGCCCCTACGGCAAAGAAATTTTGATGATGGGCAATGGCAACCACGAAACTGCCATTATCAACAATCAAGAGGTGGACCCACTCGCTAACGTAGTGCAGCAGATGCGCGATCGCCATAAGGCGGTTACTGAGCACATGGGTTATCAGGGCTGGGTGCGCTTTGTGTTCTACAAGCAACGGGGCAATGGCGTTGAAAAGGTACGACGCTGCACCCTGTTTTTTCACCATGGCGCCTGGGGCGGCATTGTCACCAAAGGCACCATGGGCGGCGGTCGCTATGCCAGCATCGCCCCGGATGCCGATATTATCGTCAATGGCCATAACCATGAACGCTCTATTGTTAGTCACCCCTGCTATCGTTTGGCGGAGACCGGCAAGGTAAAGGTAACCCCGCGATACCATGTTCAGACCGGCACCTACAAAGAAGAATTTGAGGGCGGCAACGGCTGGGCGGTGGAGCGCATTGTCATGCCGAAAAGCCTCGGCGGCGTCTGGCTGAAGCTTACCCCCGATCGCCAGTCAGGCGTTACCGTATCGCTAGAGCCCGCTGTCTGACGGTTGCTTATTGGCAATAAGCTTTAACCGCACCTCCACCACTTCATTCCCCTGCAAGATCACTCGCTCCACCAATTCCGCGTAAATTTCCCGGCGCCTTACCACCGGCAATAAGTTTAGGTCCGCCTGCGCGATCGCCATTGTCTTTTCCCGTAGCTCTTGCTGGTTAGCACTGGCATAGCTTGCCATGCCCGCCAAGGCTTGTAGCTCCGCCTCGATTTCAGCTATCTCTTCGGCGATCGCCGCCCGGTGGGCCAAAGGTCGAAGTGCTTCTAGTTCTCGCTCCAGCGCGATCGCCTGCGGGTTCACCGTCGAGGGCTGTAGCATATCCGCCGCGATCGCCTCGGCGGCCTCTACCAACGCCTCCTGAATGGCTGCTTCAATGGCATCCTGGCGGCAAGAACGGGTGTAGGAGCATTCCCGGTCATGGTAGTCAGCTTTGGCCGCACAGGCAAAATAGCGATGGCCCCGGCGGATAAGCGCACGGCACCGGCAGCCACAAATACAGGACACAATAGGCGGCACCGCATGGATGCGTCCTTGATTGTTGCCGCGCAACTGACGGTTGAGGCTAATCAGGTATTCAATACGCTTGTACTCTTCTTCGGTGATCAGTGCTGGGTGGGTGTTGTAGCGCCACTCATCAGTTTTGGCATAGTGCAAATGCCCCCGTAGGGCAGCACTACGCAGCCACCACCGCCAACCCGCTCGAGACTTATAAAACCCGTAGCGCCCCTCCATGTGGGCTGACAATGCCATCAGGTTGCCGTGCTCTAGGTAAAATTCTATCGCCGCCCTTGCCTTTGCCCACTCTGGCCCCGGCTCATAGCGGCTACCGTCTAGCGATCGCTGGTAGCCAAAGGGAGGCGGGCCACACATGGGGCGCCCCTGTCGCCTCATCTGGGCATAGGCGCGCTGGATGCGCTCGCCTAGTTCTACCGAATAGTAGTGGGCCATCAGCGACTTAACGCCAGTGGTGAGCAACCCTGAGGCGGTTTGTAGCGTGATCTCCTGGCCAGTGGTTAGCTCCTTCACCTGCACGCCCGCCGCCTCCAACTGAGCCAAGCTTTCCATCGAATAAACCGTATCCCGTGCCCACCGGGTCCACTCAATGACCCATACTGTAACTAAATGACGTTGACCACGGAGGTCCAATGCCCGTTCCACCATGCGCAAAAATTCAGGGCGATCGCGCCTGCGCCCTGACAAATTTTCAGCAAACAGTTCATCAAACTCAAGCTGTTGCTGAAATTGCTGCATCTGTAATTCCAGGCTTTGCTCTTCAGTCGATACCCGCCCGTAGCAAAGTTGATAGTGTGCCATGGTCAATCCCCTCTCCAATTTCAGCGTACTACGCCGCATCTAAAAGGAGGTGCCATGGTGAGAATTGCTCAGAGTTCTAGCTATGGCACGACTAGCCTAAATTGGGCTGGTATCGTAAGATATACACAAATAGAACCGGAGGCATTATGGCTTGGCGTCCCCAGGCTTGCTTAGATAACTTAAAACCCAAGGCGCCACGCTATGACGAGCATAAAAAGCGCGGGCAACTTATCTTAACCCCCACCGCATGGGATATTCTCAACACCCTAGCGAAAGAGGCAGGCTTATCCCGCTCTGAATTTGTGGAGCAACTGGCCAGGGGTGAATTGAACCTCAGTGGCGGTATCGTTACTCGAAAAACTCCCGCATAATTTCGCTCTGGGTCTTGCTGTAGTCAGACTTAAGCTCTATCGGCCCTGTGGGCTCTTCTGTGCCCTCTTCTACCACCTCTGGCTCTGGCAGGCTATAGAATTCACCAGAGGCGGCTGATAGCTTACACAGTGCCCCCACAACCGACGCTACTGCATCGGCAATATCTTTATGGCTATCCACGTCACTACCTAAGGCGGTACGCGGGGCATCAATCCGTCCGGTCGATAGCCTCACCAATTTCCGCAATTCCCCGAACAGGATCGGGTCGATGCGGTACACCAACTGTCTGGCATAAATAAGCGCCTTTAGTTCATCGTAATAACCTGGGTTACGGTCCACCGAAAAATTCTGGCTGCTAACGCCATAGTGGTATAGCAGCTGTCGAGCCGTAGCGCTATTGAATTGGTCGAACGTCACCCGCGCGATCGCAAACCCTAGCCGCTTGCTCAGCAGCAATACAAATTCCACCGGTGTCTGCAAGTCTATCTCCGCCTGGCGGATGTCCACAGTTGTGGAATCGCCGCCCTCCCAGTTAATGCGCTGCAACTGGCCGCGTCCAGTAAAGTGGGCCGCCTTCCAGCGAAAGGATAGGTCCAGTACCGGTATCAGTCGGTCCGCGCGATCGCCCACCGGCTCCAGGTGGGCCATGGCAAACCCGGCACTATCACCCGATAGCCCCAGGTCGATATGAATGTAATACTCGCGTTCGGGCTTGCCCTTGAACCAGTTGGCTAACATCGGAAAGCCATAGCTATCCAGTACCACGTCACCAAATAGGTCGCGCTCTAGGATGGGGTCAGGGCTGCGATCGCTACTCGTCACGCCATAGCGCTTCAGTAGGTCGGATGTCCCCCCACTGGCATGACGCACAATGAGTTCAGGCGATCTAAAGTAGGCTTCAGTCGCCGCTCTGGGTTGGGCTGCTAACTTAGCCGCTGATCCCTCTGGGTCCCTAATAAATTCAGTTTCAAAGTCTTTGTATTCCAGGTGGGGCACGACTTCCCAGGTGGGGCGACGCACCACAAATAATTCAGGGAATCGTCCCTCCTGGTGGGCTTCAATCAACTGCTCCTGCGGGTCCGATACGCTACGCGGAAAGCTGGTCAGAAAACCTTTCCATGCCTTTCTGAAGCGGGTGCGGCAGGAGGTGACAAAAGTATTGAACAATGCCTCCGCCGTGGCCCCCTGCGCCTCAGACTCTAGCCCTGCAAACTCGCTAATTACAAAGGCCAGTAGGTTGAACCCCTCCGCGCTACTGCTAATCAGCGGTAGGTTGTGGATTCGGATATTGTGGGGTAGCTCAATATAGTCCGCCGCGTCGGTCGCTTTCTTGATATAGCGGTCAACGTCTGCGATCGCAAACTCCGAACGCGCCAGGTGACTTTTTAGCCAGGTGCAGGTCCGCAATCGGTTCTTTAGCTTGGTGAAGGTTACCCGCCGCGTCTGGCGCAACGTAGGTGAGGCTAAGGCAATATCAATGGGTTCCTGGGGGGCAAGCCCTAGAAAATCCTGGGGGTCTCTCAGGCACAACAGCACATGGGCGAACCATACAAGGCAGACGGAGGCTAAGGTATCCTTGCCCGCACCCTTGCCGTAGCACAAAATGCCACAATTGTAAAGGGTTGGCGGATTTTGAGTAAACAATGCCTTAGCATCCGCCGCTGTGGTGCCTAGGAACTGGCTTAGGTCCTGTTGCTGCACATCCCAGGGGGTAACGTCCAGGTAGGCGCGGCAGAACTCACCCAAGGGTAAGGGGTCCTCTAGCCAGGGGGAGTCACCCGCCGTTGGTTCCTGGCCCTGGCTCATTAGCTCCAATAGCGCGATCGCGTTACCCTGCTTTCTCTGCATGGCGTTGTAGGATGCGGTGGAAGGTTTGCGCGTCGAAGTCTGGCCGGTTCAATAGCGCGATCGTCGCCTCTTCCAGCGTGGTCGGGTTCATCTCCCGGTATAGCTGCAGGTACTTAGCCAGCGCTGTGGCGACGCCCTCCAGCGACTTCGCTTCTGTCTCATTGACAGCACCCGCCAAAGTCTTGATGGTGCGGGTCATATAGTCGTTAACGTCGAGCCCGTCGATGGTAACCTTGGCCCCCGCCGCGATCGCTGTTGTAACCACTTGGTTAACGCTACGGGTAGGCGTTCGGCTCAAATTATTCTCTTTGACTACCCGCTTAACGGTGCCAGTGGAGACGCCACAAATCTGGGCGATGTCCTCAATGGTATTGCTGGACTCGGCATAAAGCTTTTTGATGCGGGCTTGGATCAACTCTGGAGTCTTGGCAGGCATAGGCTTGTAGCGATAATGGATCTACCGTAGATCCTTGGATCAACTATAGTTGATCCTCCCCGCGATCGCGCCAATACCATCTCACTGTCCTGCCCCCAGCTTTGTCCGCCTCACTCGATCGCGCAATGCCCAGGCGACGCTATCAACGCTATGGCGGTTGGGGGAGAGCGTTGGGGTGTAGTGTTCCCCCATCCATAGCCGCTTGGCAGTATCTACCTCCCAGGTCCAATCAGTGGCGTCCTGGTAGAAGGCCATCGCTACTTGGTAAAGAATCGCGATCGCGTAGGCGTCCCGTTCTGGCTGGTTGCCCTGCCAGTCATCATCGATGCTATAGATTTGCTCAGCGTTGTAGCGCCCATCGTCATTTATCCAATGGTCGGCGACCAGAATAGTGAAGCGATGGGTGGAGCGTACTTTGCCCCTACCCCTGGCTGGTGTCTTTATGCCGTCTAAGTGGTCACAGGTGACATGAATATCCCTGACACCACCCTCCTGGCGGTAGGGTTCAAAAATGTAGGCATCCACATGACGCGGGCATAGGGTGCGGGGACGTTGGACACGGTGCAATAGTCCACGCCCCGCTAGCCGCCATGTCTGCAAGATGCGGTAGGGTCGTTGCTTTACCTGTCGCTCCCGCCACCAGTTGCAGCGGTTGACGTAGCCAAGCAGGTCATTGACTATCCGATCCACCTTCATCGTCCGGGTCCTCCTCTGAGGATGATTCGCGGGGCATCGCGTTGGTGCCTAGCACCCCGGCGGCGCCGATGCTGATAATGCTTACCGCTAGATCTCGCAATTGCTTCTGATGCTCTGGCGACCAGTTGAATAGCATCAAGGCACCAATGATCACCGCAGTGCTAAAGCCCAGGGTGAGCCGTTGCTGGGTCTTGAGTTTACGGGATTGTTCGCGATCGCTTTTCATTAGCTTCAGTTGCCGCTCCTGCAACTCCTGTAGCTTTTCATTAATCAGCTTCAAATGCTTCTCTATTGAGTCCAAGCGACGGCACAGAATATCAAGGAACTTCACGTTAAGGCTGCCTTTCGGACAAATTCCGAGGTGGGGAGGACGGTATCAACTGCAGCCCGCATCCTGCGATCGCTGGCATATTTCCGATAGTCGAACCCGATCCACACCTCAACGATGCCGGATTCTTCTAACGGTGCACGGCGTAGGTGGTCCAGGTCCACCACTTGTAGGTAAGTAGGGTAGGTACAATCCGGTAAGCTCATCGGGATGGTTAGTTCCACCAGGTCCCGCAGGCGATCGTCGATGTTAATCCGTTGCATCAGGCGTAGGCTAGCGGCTTGTCTGGTATCTGGGAACAACCACAGCCAGCTTTCTTCCTCGCCCTCCGCCGATAGCCTGGAAAAGTGACAATAGGCCGGTTCCTTTTGTTGCTGGCCAGGCAAAATTAACCCTGACTCACTCTCTGTCGCCAAGGATAAAAACTGAGCACTCCAGGCCCAGCTAAAGAGAGGGGACGGTAGTTGGTACATAGGTTCCAGCGTTGATGAGTTGTAAAGTTTCTCGGCTTGGCAGGCTGGTTAAGCTTTCCAGCAACCGGCGATCGCGCTGTGCCCGAGCGTCTAGCCCGTCGAAATAGCGGGTAAGGGCGATCGTTGTTAGTTCGTGGTAGTCGCGGGCATAGCGATACTTCACCGCATATTCCCACCGGCCACGGGTATGGGAGTCCAGGGTGAAGGGGATAGTGCCATCGTTATCAACCGGCTCACACTCCAGCGTCCCGCCCGCCTCACAAGCTTCGATATAAAGGTCGGTGGTCCACCGCACCAGGTCGGCGACGCTCGCTAGTTCCCGCCCGTCCTCTGTCGTTACCCGCGACTTTAGCCGTAGGAAGGTTGCCTCCTGCCTCACCCGGGCCGCGATCGCCTCGGGGACCAGTAAATTGATCCGCTTATGCTTAGTTGGCATTGAGCAGCACCTCCATAAAGCAGCCCTCCGCCAGCATCAACGCTGTTTGGGTATGGCTGGTGTCTGGATGCTCTAGCGCCCGTCCTAGCCGCTCCATCGTCCAGCCCAGCAGGTGAATTGCTATCAACATCACCGCCGCGCCGCGATCGCGTACTATCAGCGACGTTATGGCTTGCTCAATATCCGCATTAGTGAACCGCTCCGCCAGGCCCATCGCCCTGAAGCCATGGCCGGTTAGCACTAGGTTGGGCACCCCGGAGACAATGTGGCCCGGAGACATAATGTTATCCAAGTTGCCACTGCCCCATTGCTGGAGCAGAAAACCAAGCTGCGACGGGCTATAGGTTGCCATTGTCTATTGCAAATACCCACAGCCCTATCCTATCGAATGGGGATAGGCGCGATCGTTTTGACAACCTGAGAGCGTGATCACAATCGAAACGTGTTGACTACAGCTTCCCCGCAGCTGCCAGCCATACCAGGGCCACCACGGCACCCACCACCACGCCGGATAAAGTAAAGCGGATCTCGTGGAGCATTACCTCATGCCGGGCTATCTGGGTAGCGATCGCCTTCACTTGGGCCAGTTGATCCTCACTCATGACAGCCTCCTGAAGTTTGCCGGTGATTATAGCAAACAAGCAATGAAAAACCCCAGCTATGACCCTGGGGCTTTTGGCGCAGTGTTAGGAGAATGGGGCTATTGTAGCGGATGCCAGCGGCGAAAGGCGGAGGAAGCGCGATCGCACTTAGCTAGGGCGCGATCGCGAGTATCAAGGTGTATCTAACGGTGTTGATTATAGCGGATAAGCAACAAAAAGCCCCCGAGGGGGCCAAGCATACAGCGCGTGGTTTTATGGTAGCGAGTTGTCGCCATAGTCGATAAGCTCCGCCGGAGTGCAGTTTAACGCACGGCATAGGGCATCCAATTGAGCGCCATCAATCCGGGGCATGGTATCGCGGCGTTTCATATTGCTGACGCTAGCCTCGTGAACGCCTAGCGCCTCAGCCAATGCGCGATTACTGATTTGCCGGTCGGCCATAACCTGGCGGAGACGCCATCGAATCATCGGAGCTACAGAACGCATATTTACTATCCTCCCACGCGATCGCTAGTATTTCCCCAACTATAGCGCAGACATTGAATACTTGATATTAAACTTGCATTGTATAGCGTCAGGCGTTATACTCGTATCAAGCGATGGGGATGGCCCCAAAGCAAACCCCGCCCGGGTTGCAGCCCAAGCGGGGAAGTAAAACCACTCACCAAAAAGGTTTATCGATATGGTAGCTCAAGTTGTTGAAGCCCGCACCCCTGAAACCACCACCGCCCCTACCCTTGTCAAATTCTTTGTTTCCCTGGTTGGGGAGGTGGACGGCGAGTTTACCTTTACTGTCGAAGTTGTCGAAATTCAAGACAGCTACATGGGGCTGGAAGACCGGCAGCGGATTGAGGCTGCTGTTGAGGAGCAATTCCCAGGGCTGGCGGTGCTGGAGTTTTGGCAGTGCCGCCAAGATAGCCTGCTGTAGTTTTGCCGCCGTCGCCCCACAGCGTTAGCGAGGGGGATTTGTCCTTACCAAATTTTGTTATGCCACGTTCCGCTGTTTATCGTTGGTTAATGCGCCGCCTAGGACGGTCCCTGGAAGCCTTGGCCCACTGGATTGATAACACTCTAGCTAGCGCCTGCTACTGGCAGGCTAGGGAGCCAGGAGAAGAGTAGAATCAAAAGACCTCCGTAGATCGCTACAGAGGTCTTTTGAGTGATGCCCTGGGGAAACCTGGGGTTTTCCTTTAGACGGCTAAATCGCCAAAAATGCTTGGCTGTTGATGTTCTGGCAGATTAAGCAAAGGATCGCTATCCAAAAATTGTTTTTTCTTTTTTGAATCAAACTGAATTTCCCATATAGTCTTAAACTGTTGCTGAAGAGGGTTTTCTAGGCAAGCTTTAAGCTTTTCTATGTCTTCCCAAGATGTATCGTAAATTTCAGTCCACAGCCACTTAAAGAAAATCTCTTTTTGAATAAGACATCTAGCTCTTTCATGGTTGCAACCTATCCGACCGTTTTTATTAGATACAGTTATGCCGATGCTGTAACACTCCCTAACCCTGCCTACACGTTGCATATCGGCAAATATGATATAAACAGCAGGATTGAAAAGCTTAACAGGTTTTCTCCCGTCCCAGCAGTGCCAGTTTGGTAGGCCAGAGGGAGTAAACATAGGGGGCAACCCGAACTCTTCAACTATTTCATTGCATCTTGTCGTGCTAGGAGCAATCCCTGCAAACTCTCCATCTATCGACTGGACAATAAACGGCTGAGATTCCTTAATAGCATCCTTAAAAGTGGCTTTAACAGTAGGCATCAGTTGCTCGATGACCTCGGTCACTACGCCATTAGCCAGATCGCCAGTCGGTATTGTGCTTAACTGTTTATTTCTGCCATTGTCAGCGGATTGCTTGACCATGGCGGGGATGCTCTGAATTAGCCGCATAGTAGCGTTACGGACAGCTCGACCCATCTCTCCTTCGCTGATCCAGGCCATCCGCAACACCCCGGCCATGGTGTAAATGTTGATGTACCTAGCGTATTTAGACAAAGCAGGTGTCTTAGAGGTGACCGACTCTGAGTCGGTCACCTCACGAAAGTCCCTCAGGGCTTGGCTTTCAAGCTTTTGAACCTCCCCAGCTTCTATAAATTCATCCCGATTCCGCTGGAAATTTTTGTCAATTGCCCTGGGAGTAAGCCTCAGAAACGCCGCAACCTCGTTAGTGGTCATCCATTTGGTGTCTTGCCATTGCGCCCAAAATAGGTCTTTGATGTTCAACTCGCTAAAAACCTCTTCCATGGGGCGGCTATCGCCAAAGCCCGCCATGGCAGACTGCCTGGATTGCTTCTTGGTGTACAGGTCGATAGCGCCTGGGGGTTCAACAACCTCCGCCGCCACTTTAACAGGGGGCTCAACAATCTCCGCCACTATAACGGGAGGCTTAATCGACTTAGCCTCAGCGACAGCCGGGGTAGGCTCTGGCTTGCTGTGAGGGTTTACACAGTAGTAGGTCGTAAACCGATCTTTCCAAGTATGCAACCTTCCCTGGGCCAGCAGAAGATCTCTTCGAGGAACAACATATTCTTGAAAACGTTTCCGATCTGGTCCGCTAGTCCTAGCCTTCTTGTACAAAACTTTTGCTGTAACCGGATGGCTAGCACACTCCAAGATCCTTTGATCAATAATTTCCCAAATCTGTTCTTTGGTCTTTGAGCTAAATGAGAATTTCTTGGCGCGACGATTTGATCTAGTTGCTGGCTTGGCCGCAGCTTGCTTAACTTCGACAACCGGCTCAGTGTTCTCTGGTAGCAGCTTGAACAATGGCAGAACCGGTTGCTCAGGAGCTTTGTCCCAACATAAAACCTTGTAGCTGCCTTTTCCTTTGGGAGGCTGCATGTAAGGGAAAATCAATTCGATTTGCTGTTTTGTATACCAACTGCCATGGGCTCGCGCAGAAATGATGATGTCTTTGATTAGTTGCGGCGTGCTGTTCAGCTTTTCTACCGTATTCAACGCACGACGAACAAGCTCAGCGCTTGGATGTGCCCGTTCTGCTTTGGGCATCACATAAATAACCCAGGAAAGATCCTCGGGGGAATATAGACGATCTTCAGAAGAAGCGTTCATCGCTTGTGCCCAGACTGCAAATATGTCGCCCTATCAATCACAGATTGTATCTATAATAGACGCTTGTTTGCAATATGATACTGAAGCAGCAATTTAGCCACTCTATTGTAAAAGTGCTTTAGATGCAGACCAAGAAGCCTAAAAAGAAGAAGTGCCTACCAGGAAACGAGGTATTTCCTGTGGGGTCCTTGGTGTCAAACTCCCGCAACTGGCGCGGGCACGTGGTGGATAGACCTAAATCATGGCGGTGGCCACCTCCTGGCCCTGACGCAGACCCAATCGTCTATGTCAGGTGGAGGGAGCGCGAGAAGGCCGGGTTAGAGCCAGTCATTAGCGCAAGGCTAGGCGATCTGACGTTGCTGCAATTGCCACAGGCGGAAAACGATGGACAAGCTTGAAGTGGGCGAAATGGATAAGAATATATGCATCATGTGTCCGGAGTTTAAGATAACAAAACATAACAGCACGCTCCCTTGCCCCTGCCCAAGGTGCAAGGGAAAACACTATCAACAACATCCTTTTATCTATCGATGGCGAATTAATGCTATTCTTTCTCGATTTGGCGTTGATTCGTCTTTAGACAGAGATAAAAATGTTCCATTTGTAGTTTATGTGGCTGAAACCCTAAATCATCGAAAACTTAAAATAGGAGCAAGTCGCAGGCCAGACTGGAGGCTAAAAAACTTAGCTTATGATCATGCTGTCCAGTGTCGCTACATTTGTTATTTTCCGGGATGGTTAGACCTAGAGGCGGCAATCCACGCAAGATTTGAAGACAATAAAACTACGATGCCAGGAAAACCGTACGGAAAAGAATGGTTCTGGAACAAAGGCCGGTTGAATGAATTTGTAAAAGAGCTTCGGAAACTGAAATGACCATTTATTTTATTGAATGTGGCAGCACTAATCAAATTAAAATAGGGTTTTCTCAAAATCCAGCGGCTAGGCGCAGCTCATTGCAAGTTGGAAGCACCGCCCCGTTGTCAATCCTTGCAACTGTGCCTGGAGATTTAAACAGGGAAGGTGAGATTCAGAACATGTTTAGTGATTTTCGGGCAAAAGGAGAATGGTTTTTTCCGTCAGATAAAATATATGAGTTCATATACAAAAATAAACGATCTTTTGACCTGTGCGACTGGATCCCCGACGCTTCTTCATATCAAATTAAGTGGATTTCAAGCGATGGCGCTAATGTCGACTCATCTGCATCTCCCTTCCTAGTTACTGTTCACATGCCCGGACAAGGCAGTAAATTCCCAGTCATCGAAATAGACACTTATGTGGGAATCGCGTCAGCAAAAGATCGCTTAGCTTTTCAAAGGCAAGGGGGAATTTCACCGTTTAAGGCAAGGGCTCTTGATAAAATTGCCAAGGAATATGGATTTACTGTCCGCATGTTTGCGGAAAGTCAATTATATGAGAGTCGTTTTCTTAAAAAGCGAAACTTCAGTTATTGCAAAAATCCGGGTAACTTTTCTGAAATTCTAATAAATCCAGGAGAATCGGCAGGTCAAGTTATTCTTGGAGAGCTTTATCCTGATGATGAATACGCCAAAGCGGGGAAAATTCTTTATAGATGGATGGGTACTCATTATGAATCACAGCGCAAAGAGGCTGAGATGCATCGAATTGCTCACGCGCTTAATCGCTGTGTGCGCCAAACAAAAAATGGTAGGACTAGGCCATGGGCCACTGCAGCCAAGCAGGATGAAGCTTATAGATGGTGCATGAAAAAAATAAGGAGTATTTCGCTTGAGGAAGTTTATTCTTTGATGGACCTGTCCACAGTGGTTTTGACGGATGACGATAAGCGTAACGGCCACTGTGGCCTTTTGGCTTGGAGAGGAAAGTCTGGAAAATCTGTCGATTACCTAAGTGCCAAAAAAGCCATGACGGCTATGTACCATCAATTGCAATGTATAAGTTAACCCCATGCCTCTAGCCGATCGCGCCTCCTACCGCAACGCCCTACAAGCGCTCAGGGCCATCAAAGATACCACTGGCAATACGCCCCAGGTGAAAGCCATAGCGGCCTTCCTGCTAGAGGCGGCCAATGCGGAGTATCCAGGCGGCTACGTGGGCGACCCGAGCGACCCACGGGACAGAGCGGTGGTAGAGGCCCAGCGCGACTACTGGCAACGGTTTATGGCGGGTGAGGACGTAGAGGAAAATTATTACGACCTGTAGCCAAAACAAAACCCCCGGCAAGGGCCAGGGGTGAGGGTGAAAAGCGGTAGGGTTAGATGCCTTACAAAACCCCCGGCGAGGGCCAGGCACAAACAGCGGCAAGGGCTTCCATGTCAATATCGGCCACCTTGATGAATTCCGCCCCCTCAAGGGCGTCCATGGCTTCATCAGGCAGGAGCGTCCCCTCCTGCATGCAGTGAAGGAAGCCTTGGTCATCGACCTTAAAAATGTTGCCGATTCCCAGGGTGCCGTCATCAGACGGCTTTGTTACCAGACACCAAACGTTTTTATCCATCGTCTTTTCCCAAGGTAATTTACAAAAGCACCCCAGCAGCCACGGGGCCGCCAGGGTGCAGACTGGGCTAGATGTTACCCTTCGCCTTCTCTGTGGCCGCTATGGCCAGGATCGCCGCCCCAGTGGCAGCGAACAACAGCGCATTTTCCACGGTGCCGGGCACCTGGGAGGGCGGCTGAGGGTTGTCAGCGGGTTGGGCCGTGCTAGTCGTTGACATTGATGTTTAGCTCCTGCTTAAGGTTTTCAAGTGCAACCCGTGCGCGGCGCAGGGTTTCCAATGTTTGCTGAGCCTTAAGCACCGCCGCCCGTGCGGCTTGCTCATTGGCTTGTTTTTCTTCTTCAGTCACGCTTATCCTCCGTAAAAGTGGTCTTTTGAGTGATTTGAGTGACGCAAACTAACCCGCTTGGCGCAAATCTTCCATAAGCCGAGCAGTCCCCTGTGCATCTAGGGCGCGGACAATTCGCACTACATCCGTCTCAGCCAAGGGATCGGGCGCATCCAGCGCCCCGGTTTCCCGGCACGCTTGGTTCCAGGCTTCGAGCACACCTAAATCCTTGTCCGCAATCAGCGCCTTAGCCCGACGCTCGATTTCTTGCTGATCAACCATAGCTATTTCTCCTAAGTAACTACTCGCAACTATTGCCGTTGCATATTTACTCTACCATGGCATATTTGCAATATGCAATAACTCAGAGGGAGAACCGCTAAAATTAGCCTAGAAATAGGCTACCCATGGACCTCACCCGCCTTCACCGCCACCTAGAGACCTCCCCTGACCTGGATTTGCCCCTATCCCAGGCACGGGAGTTAGCCAAACGCGCCAATGGCCGTGGCTGGGACGATGGCATCGATAAGAAGCCTGGCCGCCGTTATCGCACCACTCCCAATATCTGGACCACCTTTGAGGGACGCGGCCAACCCCGTCAGGGCTTCCTTAGCCCCGAGGTGATGCGGATGGTCTACATGCGTTCCGAAGTTGTCCGCGCCTGTGTAGATACCCTGGTGGAACTGGTCTGCGGTTGTGATTGGACGATCCGCCCCATTGACGAAGAGAAAAGCCGGTGGTTGCGCGATCGCAGGCCAGATGAATACAAAACCCTCAAAAAGCGCATCCGCTGGCTAGAGAGATTTTTTACCCACCCGGCCAACCATTACAACCTGGACCAGTTCCACCGGTTAATACTGCGGGACTTACTAATCTACGACGCGGCGGCCTACGAGATCGTGACTGCTGAGGTAAATGGCCACCGCCTGCCGCTGGAGTTAGGCGCGATCGCGGGCGATACGGTGGAGATCGACTGTGACGATACGGGCATCCCGCTAGCCTACTGGCAAAGCTATAACGTCAAAACCCATGTACGGTTTGAGCCGGAGGAGTTAGCCTATATCCGACTTAACCCAGTATCCTGGAGTCCCTACGGCATCTCCCCAATTGAGACCGCCTATGTCAGCATCGCTAGCGACCTGAACGCTAACCGGTACAATGCCAGCTTTTTCGAGAAGAATGGTATCCCCCCGGCACTGCTGGCGGTGATGGGGCTATCCTCAGCTGAGTTCCGTAGCCTCATGTCCCAGATGCGGCAGACCAGCCAGGACAACCCGTGGAATATCCACGCCTTCCGGGCCGCCCGGGACGCTGAGGGTAAAAGCCAGCAAGTATTTGATCTAGTGCCATTGTCATCAATATCTAACCGGGAGATGCAGTTCACTGAACTGTTGACCCATGTGGTGCGACGGATTACGATGCTGTATCGCATCTCAGCTAGCCAGATCGGCTTTACCGATGAGGTGACCGGCGGCATCGGTTCTGGGGTAGCTGAAACCCAGGTGGATTTGATGGAGTCCAAGGGCGTGGCGCCATTGTTGCGCAGCCTGTCCTCTATCCATACTGAGCAGGTGATCCATGGCGTTTGTGGGTGGGAGGATTTAGAGTTTGCCTTCACCCAATCCCAAACGCCGGCGGAGCAGCAAGAATACCAGCGTGATGCCGGTGAAGTCACCATGGGCGCGATGACGATCAATGAGCTCCGCTCTAAATGGGGTGGCCGTGATGCCGTCGAGTGGGGTGACTCACCCCTCCAGCCGCCGCCCATGTGGGCTCAGGAGAAGCAGCAATCCCAGCAAATGCTAGCCCAGGCCCAGGGCATGATGGCCCCGCCGCCGCCCGGGCAGGAGGACTCTAACCAGCAACCTGATCAACCGCAACCCGGCCAACCACCGGAGGGTAACCCCGAGCTAGAGAAAAGCGCCAGGAGGCTAGTGATCCGATGGAACTAGAATTTATCGGTGATTGGCAACCCTCTGACGCCCACGCGATCGCGCTACAGCTGCGTAAATCCTTAGGCGTTGACGCCGGCGGTGGTGCTGAGATAACGGTGCAGCAGTTGGACGATAACCCGATCCAACAAATGCTTAGCCAACGGCAAAAGCGATTGCTGGACCTGCTGCGGGAGGCGGGTAGTAAAACCTTCAATGAAGCGCCCCTGGCCAAGGCACTATGGACCGATGACCATACCTGCACCCCTGGTTGCCGCCATGATTGGCTGGAGGACTATAGCCTAGGTGCCCTGACTAAGGCGGTGAACCGTGGGGCGCTCAAGCGCGATGCCCAGGGACGCGCCTATGTGTTTAATGCCAATAACCGCTGGCAGCGCTACAATGCCACGCCGCCCCCGCCCGGTGACTATCGTTTCCCCCTAGGCGATGGTGACTACGGCCGGGGTGTTTATCTTCCTATCCTCGATACGCCCCAGGGCTACGCCAAGCTACGGGTGCGGCTCAACCTATCACCCGCTCAACTGATCAGTGACGATGAGTTTTACGCCATCGAGGATAACTTTGCCATGGACCTGACCACCACCCTCGATCGCCAGGGCGTTCGGGGTGTGGTGCAAACTGAAGGCGATCGCGTGTCGCTGTTATTTCTACGCTCCCCCGCTGACATCGAGGTGCTTGGCTTAATTGCTGACTCCGGCATCGTTCCCTCCGGCCCAGACTTTAGCTACCGTCTATCCTCCTTTGTTGCCGCTGACGACCATTGGACGCTGGACCTCGAGCTATCCCCCGGCGGTGATCCACCCTCCCCCCAGGCGCTTACCAAGGCGGCTAAGGTTACCCTATTTCCTGACACACCCCTAGCAACCGCCACCACCAGCCGCGCCCGTGGGTTGCTTAGCCGTCGCCTGCTGCGCGATGCCTGCGATCGCTGTCGTGCGGATGGGCTACCGCTGGACGGCTGCACCATTCAACTGATTGATAGCGCCCCCGACTGGCTGCCCCGCCATTGCAAAGCCTTTTGTCACCCCTCCACCGGCGTTATTTACCTAGTGGACCACGACCCCGCCGATGCCCTAATGGACCGGCTATTGATGCTCAGCCGCCAACTAGAGGACGCGGCTAGCGATGGCATTATCACCTACGCCCAGGCGATGGATACCCTCCAGTCCGGGCTAAAGCTGACCAGTCAATGCTGGCTAGAATGCCTCCTGCGGCGCTTTATCGGAGCGTGCTTGATCGCTAGCCGCCATGACCTATCAACCAGCGCTGACTATGGCCCCTGGCAGGACTACCTATCGCTGCAATCCGCCCGTGGTATTCAGTACTGGGGCGATCGCGCTGCGATCGTTCGGTGCATGGCCGAAGATTATCGCTGTTGCTTTGAACCAACGGGACTACCCAACGAGGTGACGATGCTCTGGGATATGGTGACGCCTGCGATCGCCAGGATGGCACAACAACGACTGATGGAGGTGTTGAGTAATGCCTAACTGCTCTCCCCGCAACTATTCAACGCCTGAAACCCTGGACTATAGCGGGGTTGCGGTGAGGCACTGCTGTGGCTGGACTAGATTTGGACTAAATTGGGGGTACTTTAGTGGCTAAAGACCCTTTTGGTACAGCAATCCAAGATTTAGCGCCTAACATTTTTATCGCCCAGCCGCGCCGCGATGCGTCTCAGCCATTGCTCCAGAACTTGCCCCAGATGGAGGGGCTAGCGTGGCCCTATGGCACGATCATTCGCTATGGCAGTACTGATGGACTTAATACCGTAGAGGCTCGCACTGCCTTAATTCAGAAGGCACTGGAGGACGGTGCTGAATATCTATGGTTTGTTG